CCACTGCCCCAGCCACCGCCACTGCCATCGCCACTGCCCCAGCCATCGCCATCGCCACTGCCACCGCCATCGCCACTGCCATCGCCACTGCCCCAGCCATCGCCATCGCCACTGCCACCGCCATCGCCAGATTTTATTGGCTTATTCATCCGCTGCATTTTCAGTGCCTTCAATGCTTTTAATAGCTACAATAGTACAGGGGATTATTTCAATTGCTTCAAGCCAAACGCTCTCAACAGCAGAGACTATTTTTGATTTATCTTGATTTATTCCATAAATGGCGCATGATGAAAGAGAAATTGACTTTTTAGTATGCCATCTCCACATTCGTCTTGCGTTTGTAACAATCAACTCATTACCTGATTTTTGTTCAACTGTTCCGAACCAAACGCCGGCAGAATATGTCCTGATAATTGCTTTTTTACCTATCATTCCATTTAATCCGATGTTTCCTTTTTGTTCAAATGAAAAAAGAGCGTTAGTTGTTTTTAGTTCTTTTAATGTTAAGTCTTCTATATTCATTTTTCTAAATCCTCAAATATTATTGTTGATGTTGCGGGATCATCCCAATCAATTATGTAATGGTCTGGAATATTGTCTTTGTTTTTTGTTCTTACCTTTGCATCAAAACCGTTTTGCCCCCTGGTATATAAAACAATGTCAGGCTGTCCGTGTGCTGATGCTCTTATTTTACCTTTTACTTCTCTAGTTTCTATTTCAAACCGCATATAATAACAAGCGTGACATTTGTCAAATGTTAGCAATGGTGCGGACTGCGCACCAAAACGCATCAGATCAATGCCTATTTTTTTAAATGTGTCACCATTTATGTTTTCGTCATTAATCTTTGCGCTGTGGCAAATTAAAATAACGTTGTAACCTCTGGATTTCATTGCATCGATAGCAACCAGTGTTTTTTTCCATAGCTGCATAGCCATTTCATACCCGCGACTGTAGTTATAGTCACCCAAGCACGTCATTTTCGTTTCTTTGTTTTTTATCACCTCAATTTGATTTTTTTTAAGTACATCCTGTTCAAATAACACGTCTAAAAATTTACCTGAATCTATAACAATGGTTTTATAGTCGTGTTTCTCTGTTATTAACCATCGTGCAGCCTCGAAAAATTCATCTGCATTTTTGGGTAATTTAATTTCAATGTTCCCAGTGTGCGGGTTTTCGTATTTGAATGAGCCGACCCCCGCAATATCATTGACACCGTGTTCTAATGCGAGGTAGAAAGGTTTATTTGAGTGTGAGCAAAGCTGCGATTTTCCGACACCGCCCCTTCCATATATTATTAGAAAATAGGGTGTTTTTACTGATTCTCTGGTTATTTCGACATTACTATCTATAAATGACATAGCTATCCTTTTACGTACGCTTTGATTGCCAATGCAATCAAATCAGATAGATTTACATCATTTTTTATTGCGGCTATTTTCGCCATTTTAATTACTGATTTTGCAATCAAAACCTGATTTTTTGGTTCGGATGCCTCGGTGTTTTTTGGTCTGCCTTGTTTAGCCATTGTTTTTCCTGTTTAGTTAAGTGTAAAATTAATTATAACATAATCTACTCATTAATTAAAATAATTAATGTAGATGCTAAAAAATGATGGATGTTATTATCTGAATCGGTGCAATATGAAAATGAACCGTCAATATGATGGAATGTAAAAATTTGTTTTCCATTTTCTGTGGTAAATTTTTGGTTTTTATTTAGTTCGTATAGTTTTATTTTTTTAAGCCTTTTAATAATTCAATCATTGGTTGTGGATCGCTTGAATCAGCCCATATAACCCATTGTGACAAGCTCTCTCCACACTCGTTGCCTGTTTTTATATAGATCGGGCAGTCTGAACACACAGTGCTATAAATATAATACGCACACAATGCACAGGTTCCCGAATTTATATAAAACAAAAATGTGCCGTCGTATAGGTCGTTATTTAGATCAATTTCAATGCCATGTTTTTTCAGATTTTCAGGCAGTAAACCCGTCCATTTTTGCAGGCTGTGAGCAATTGCGTTTTGCTCTTCAATCTCGCCTGCTGGTATTGGATAAAATTCTTTTTTCCATGTTGCTATGCTCATTTTTTTATGTCCTTTTCGTTAGTTAGTATGACGAACTTTAACACATTAAATAATTAATGTAAATATTTATTTAAAAAGATAATGTTGTTATAATTTACATTCTACTATATTATAATAACATTTTTAACAGGGTAATAGCATGGTTGTAGAAGATATAAAAAAACAGCTTGATGATAGAAATCTAAAGGTTGTTGCTGAGAGAATCGGCGTTAATTACATGACATTATTGAGGTTTTACAAAGGGGAAACAAAAAAACCTAGTTTTGAAATGATTGATTCATTGGCGAAATATTTGGAGGGATAATATGAGTAATATTGATAATATTTTGAATCATCTTGATAGAGTTAAAAGCATGGGTGGCGGTAGGTATAAAGCACTGTGCCCGGTTCATGATGAAAAAACGCCCTCGTTAGGAATAACGCAAAAAGATGATGACAGAATTCTGGTTCATTGTTTTGGCTGTGGCGCTAACGGGGTGGAGATAATAAGGGCGTTAGGGTTAGAGCTAGATGATTTGTTCCCATACCAGCCAAAATCAGAATACAAGAGGGATCGCAAGCCATTTCCAGCCACACAGATTCTTGAATGTATCAGTTTTGAAACATCCGTTGTTATGCTGGCAGCGCGTCAAATTATAGACGATAAGCCATTAAATAGAATGGATTATGAGCGCGTCGAAACTGCATATAAAAGAATCTATGAGGCTAATAATTATGGCAAGCAATAAAAATTATAACATTGAAAAAGGTGCGTCTTTTTTAGATGCGTTAGCAGAAAAAACGCTAGAGGAGAATAATAATGGTTTTGATAATTTTGAACCAGAAGCCCAGGAATGGAAAGCAAACCTATCAGATGAAATTGATTATATTATTCCATTTGATTGTGTAGCCAAAAAAATCCAAGCGTGGATTTTAGAAACGTCCCTTTATCCTCAGCCAGCTATTGCATTTGCGGCTTCCATGTCTGTTATATCGTGTGCAGTTGGTAGAACTATGGCGTTAGAGAACATCAAGGGTAACATGATGAGTATTAGCCTGGCTGAGTCAGGCGAGGGTAAAGACTGGCCTTTCAAAGCGGCTGAAAAAATATTGGCGGCCGTTGATATGGGAGATAGGGTTTATAAGAAAATGGCTTCGGGTGCGGCTCTCACAGATGCTCTAAATGAAAGCCCTGCAATGTTATTGCACATAGATGAGATGGGTAATTATTTGTCTAGCATTAACGGGGTTGGTGCTAATAATTTTTCTAAGGAAATTATAGGCATAATTACTGAATGTTATACAAGCGGCTCTGATTCATACACTGGCAAAAAGAAAAAAGATCACATTCCGGATGTTGTTTATGAGCCTAATATTTGTGTCATCGGATTGAGTACAGAAGGCCAGGTCTTTGAAGGCTTGCGTAGCTCTGATGTTGCGGATGGTTCTTTAGCGCGTTATATGCTGGTATTTGGTAAGAATGGGCTTATGCCCAAACGATTACCCAGGGGTATGGATCGTGACGTTCCACAGGATATTATTGATGATTTACAGGCATTAATTCGAAAATGCAATGACGGACTTTATCTTTATTCCAAACAATTGGAAATAACAGACGAATATCACGAGGCGAAATATAACCTTGTTTGTGAGATGAAGAGCAAAGGCAATGCGTTAGGGGGTGATAAGGCTATGTTTAAGCCGGTTTATAACCGGATAGCGGTTAGAGCCATACAAATGGCTATGTTGATTGACCAGTGCAAGGATTTAACGGTTTTAGAGTGGTGTAGGCATATTGATCTTTCAGGAGCTGAGATATTTATTAAAAAGTTTTTGCATTTGGGGTCTGATAATGACAATGAGAAATACGCAAAACATCTGCAAGCAAAAATAAAAGAGTCTGGGAAAAAGGGCATTAGCTCAAAAAACCTGATTCAAAAGACTAGAAATATTCAAGTTCACGTTAGAAAGATGATGTTGGAGGAAATGTTAGTAACAGGAATGATTCACACTAAAGAGATGAAAATTAATAATTCACAAAGGGTGAGTAAGATTTATTTCTGGAGTAAATAACATAAAAAAAGCCCTGTTTGATTGCAGGGCTTAAAATTTGATTTTAAGTACAATAATAAAATTCAGAGTATCTTTGTGATTTTCCTATTTTTTCCTGGCGCGCTAAAATCACACCATCATTTATCAGTTCATAAAGTGCATTTGCTCTTTCTTCTTTACTAAAAAACCTTGTTTTTTGGATTAATTCTTTTTTCGCAATTCCATTTTTTTTGTATTTTTTTATTTTTATAATCATAAGTTCTTTTCTTTTTTCCATTTGTAGTGCTTTTTCAGACGCGTTAAGTTCGCTTAATATAAATCTTGCATAGCTCACGTTATTTATAACGCCTGCTTTTATAAGTTCAGTTAAAAGAATTTCTTCTCTTGATTTAATCATAATTGCTCCTAGGTGTAAAAATGTACAGTCATATAATATGCATATAAAATACAATTTACAACGTATATCTACAAAAAGATGTAACTGAGTGAACCCGAGTGAACCCGAGTTTTTTTTATAAGCGCATGATTAAAAAGAAGAAAACAGTGTTTTTTGAACTCAGGAACACAGGTGTAAGGGGGGGGTAGGAGAAGGGTATATAAAGGGGGTTTATATTAAGAAGTATTTTACTTTTTTACTACCCCCTATGAATCTATGAACCTGAGTTATATATATATTTTATTTTTTTTTTTTTTGTATATATAATAAAGACTTATAGAGAATTTTCCAGAAAACTCGGGTGTTTAACTAAGGTGTAAATAGCATGAAGTCGAGTACACATGAGTTTTTTACAGGCACAAAAAATCCCTAATTGAATTTTTGCATCAATTAGGGCTAAGTTGAACGATAACGTTTTACATATACAATTGCATCAAATCCCCAAAGAAAGTTCTTGAGTTCGCTCCACATTGAAAGTAATGAAGCTCTCACACGATTCTATTATCGCTTCTAATGAGTGAGCGTCATTATTGAATGACTCAACTTCAATAGTTTGATAATTCCCCGGGCAATCTTTAGTGTCAGGATATGCAGGCGTGAAATGAAACACTATCTCGCAGTCCAGATCATCGTCATAAAACGTATGCTGACCCGCCAGGCTGTTTAATATTTGTAGTTTTGTTGTAAAGTTCATTTTTATACCCTCTTTGTTAGTTAGTACGGTACTTATTATAATTAAATAATTAATAAAAGTAAACTTAATTTAATTGTTTACTTATTTAATTAAATTTGTTAGTATTGCAGTGTATTTTAATTTTATCGAGGAAAAAAATGAAATATTCAAATTATTTAGAAGAAATACTTATCCCGCTTGTGTGCCTTTGCACACTAGCATTTTTTATGCTAACTACATTTATTTAGAGGATATTATGAGCATAGAGCGAAAGAAAACAAAACAACAAATTTCAGTCATGCAGGCGCATGTAGATGGTAAAAAGATAGAGTGCCTGGACTGGGATAGTGGCGACAGCGAATTTATAGTGACAGATGCGCCACTATGGGATTGGGTAATGTTTGAATATAGAATAAAGAAAAACTGGCACGACAACATCACAAAAAGCGGGGTGTTATGCTGGGTTAGTGATGTATCAATAAGTAAGTGCAATAATCAAGGAACAATTGAATTGATCGCCTGCGTTAAAGAAAATAGATTTTATGGGAAAAAATGCTCTATGTGGCTATATGCTGTTCCATTATCAAAACGAGAGATTGAATTATACCTATCAGAATGCCCTGAATAATGGACATTTTAGACATATTTGAACAGGAAGAAAAAGAGGAAGATGCCGTCAATAGGGACTACATTCACCCCGGAATTTTCGACTCAGAGCTTTATAAATTAGGCGTGGATAATTTGACTAGGAAACATTGTATTGAGTGGTATAGTGCTGATACATGGGAATGGTTGTTATCGTATTTTAGAGGTAAAAATGATAAGTGATGAACTTTTCACAGACGAACTAAACATCTTATTAACACGCCGCAAAATCAAAGCAAAAGACCGACGCGCTATTATTAAATATTACTTAGAAATTCTTGATCTTGACAGGGATAAAACACTAGATTTAGAAGAAGCAACGACTAGGATATTTGTGAAGACGATAAAAGAAAAAAAAGCAATACCAAGCGAATTCACAGAGCAATGTAATTTCGTAAAATGGTTTAAAAGCGAATATCCTCATATTGTTATCATGTCAATACGCAATGGAGGTCACAGAAATCCACGCGAACGAACAGAACAATTAATGGAAGGATTGCATCCAGGAGCCGCTGATTTATATATTCCAGTATGGAAAATGTGGATAGAGTTTAAACGAATTAAAGGGGGTGTATTGAGCGAAAAACAGGAAGAGTTTAGAGATTATGTCTTAGGGATTGGTGATAAATGGATGCTAGCTATTGGGTGTGAAGATGGGAAAAATAAATTATGCGAAAAAAATTAAACGAACATCAAGAAAAAATACTAAGGGTATATGACACAAATGCAATACCCAAAAAATATTCAAAAGCAAATAAAACAGCGGTTAAATTGGGCATCGCACGAAAACGCATTGAGGATATAATGGATGCCAGGGCATTGAAGACTGAGGTTGATTTTTTATGAATATAACAGACACATTAAAAGAACGAGAGGCGCTATATGGCGATTTTGAAAGCCACGCTAGAATAACGCAGTATATAAAAACAGCAATGATGGATGGAAATTGGGCGGCATTGACTAGTGATAAAAAAGAGGCGCTAGAAATGATCGCACATAAAATGGGCCGCATATTAAATGGCGACCCTGAATACCACGATTCCTGGCACGACATAGAGGGTTATGCGCGACTGGTAGCTGATAGTTTGGTTAAAGAGGACAAATGATACTAATAAGCTTCAGCTACAAAGGCTCTGTAATAAAAACTAAACTATTCGACTATGTTTTTAATGAAAAAAATAGAGATAAGGTGCATGATATGGTAAATGAAGGAAAAATAGAATTACCAGGTAATTGGGATCGATACGAGTTGAGCCGATGTTAGGAGACATTAAATATATAAACGAAATGAATATAAAAAACAAACTCAAGCCCCCGTCAGAAAATAGCGAGGAGGCGTTTATTGAGCGCGTTTGCATTGCATTAGCTGATACAAAAAACAATCAAAGTGTAGATATTGTTAGACAGGCGGTTTATTCTTCTTATATTTGGGGGCTTGTTGGTGATTTACCCGAATCAATATGAAAACATGCCCAAAATGTAAAACTGATAAAATAGCCAGTTTTTACAGTCTAAACAAAAGATATTGCTGTGACTGTGTTTTTTGGTGGGATTGGTTTTTGAAACCAGGTAAGGATAGTTTGATTAAAGCGACGAGGTAGCTATGGAAAAAATAGACGAAGAAACAATTTGTAACGAATTAATTGAAGGGGTTATCCGCTACAGGCTTGACAATCACTCAATGCCATTAAAAACAGAAACTGAAGAATCTATATGTGAACATTATCGGTCTGACCCTGTTTTTAATGATAAAGTTAAACAATTGTCTAGTGGAATAATGAGTATGATTTCTAAGTACTTATAATTCGACAGGGTAATATTATGAAACTAGGCAAAAAACAGGAATTATTTGCAAGGCAGGTTCCACGGCTGATAGATAAAGCTCATGAGTTGGGCTTTGAAGTTCGGCTGGGCGATACATTTCGTGACCCACGCACTCATGGTGAGTATGGCGTTAAAAAAGGGTACGGGCATTATAGATCATGTCATAAATTAAAAACCGCTATAGATTTACTGTTATTCAAAAAAGGCAAATATCTAACTAAAACAAAAGATTATGAAAAGCTTGGTTTTTGGTGGGAACGGCAGCATATTGATAATAGATGGGGCGGTAGGTTTAACGATGGCAATCACTTTTCAATGACACATTGGGGTAGCATGTAATGTGCAAACTAGAAACATGCCCATGCGGTGACACACCAAATAGCCTAATAATAGCTGAAGGTAAAAGTTTAAGATATGCTTTTGTTTATGGAGATTGTTGTAATGAATGGTTTATTGAATTTAAAACATATAATCATACGCCAGAATCAGACGAAAGCATGGTAAACGCTATTACAGCGTGGAATAATGCAATGAGGGGATATTAATGCCATTCCCCAAAATAGGCGATACAATAGACACCGAAAAAGCAATTGAACTGTGCGAGTTTTTTAGGTTTGGAGAATTAGCGGAATACATAGAAAACAATCAGGGTTGTTTTAAACCCTGGGTTTTTGACGGCGCGTCAATGATACCTGATGATATTTTCGCGGAAGTCTTTAGCGTTCCAAATTTTACTAAAATAGCTTTAAAGCATGATTTACATTATGCTTATGGTAAGCAAGGTGACTTGAAAGGTAGGCTATTGGCTGATTTGAGGTTTTATTCAGATTTGATTATTGACGACTGCCCACCTGAATTAGCACATACTATGTTTTTAGCAGTTAGGGTGGCAGGTTGTGAGGAGGCTAAGTTTCCATTTAGCTGGGGGTTTGCTAGAAAATGAGTCATGATGTTTGTGAGCGATTAGCATTATTAGAAGAGCGTAGAGCAGTAGATCGCAGGAAATGTGATAGAAACGCTGAATTGATAGAAAATAATGAAGAGGCACATGCCGAAATTGTTACACTGCTTTTGAAAATAAAGTATAGCCTGTACGGTGGGTTTGGGTTCTTAATGGCTCATGAAGTCGGAGCCATACCAGTGATTAGAAAAATAGTTGGGTTGTGATTAAATGATTGAAATAAAATATGTGTATTTGATTGTTTGCCTTTGGGTGCTGTCTATCATGTTTGTACTGGCAATCTCAGGGTGCAGTACAATACCTAAATTTGATTCATTCAAGGCGCAATCGTGTCTGGTTGTATATTGTGAATCTAGCGAGAATAATAAAGTAAAAAAAGCAGGCCTCGTTTTAGTTGATATTGCAGCTAATTCGCAGGGTATTGATTTGGATTTAAATAGTGGTATTTGTGAGCAATATTATAATAATCGTGAAGTACAAGGCGGCTTTGTTTATGCAAAAAAATCAGCCTATGATATTTGTAGAGAGTAATGAATATAAAAGGTATTGTAATCGGCCTTGTTTCGATAATTGTGGCGATGGTGGGATTCACACTGAAAGTATTAATCAATAATCAAATGAGCTCAAAAGTGTCGATACATGACAATAAAAATAAAATCACAATTAATAAAACACACATAGACCATCTTGATGAGATTGTGGATAGGGACTGCAAATGAAAATATACAAAAACAAAATTATTAATATTGGCGAACTCATACCCTATGCCAATAATTCACGAACGCATAGCGACGAGCAAGTCATACAGATTGCCTCTAGCATTAAAGAATTTGGCTTTACTAATCCGATATTGATTGATGAAAGTGGCGGTGTAATTGCTGGCCACGGGCGAATATTAGCGGCTAAGAAATTGAGCTTCGATGAATTACCCTGTATTGTTTTAGATGGACTAACCGAGGCACAGAAAAAAGCTTATGTGATAGCAGATAATCAACTGGCCTTAAATTCAGGTTGGGACATGGAGATGCTTAAAGTTGAAATTGAGGGATTAAAGGAACTTGATTTTGATGTTGAATTGCTGGGGTTTGATGATGAATTTATAAAAGAATTAAATCTTAGCATGGATGATTTAGAACAAAGATCGTCAATAAATGAATATACAAAAAAGATAAAATCTCCGGTATATGAACCGACAGGCGAAAAACCAGATATATCGGAATTATTTGATACATCAAAATGCGATAATTTGACTAATGAAATTAACGCATCAGACATACCAGGAAAAGAAAAAGAATTTCTTATAACATCAGCACAACGGCACGTTGTTTTTAATTACAGAAATATAGCTGAATATTATTCTCATTCTTCAAAAGAACTACAGGAATTAATGGAATATTCTGCTTTAGTTATTATTGATTTTAATAAAGCTATTGAGAATGGATTTGTAAAAATGTCTGATGAATTAGCGAAAATATATATTAATGATAATGAGAAATGATTTTGCAGCTTTTATATTAACACATGGACGGCCTGATAATGTAATTACATATAACACGCTTATAAAACAAGGATATACAGGAAAGATATATATTATAGTTGATGATACCGATAAGACAATTACAGAATATAAGAAAAGATATGGCGATAAGGTTATTGTATTTAATAAAAAAGAGATTGCGAAAACATTTGATACCGGCGATAACTTTAATGATATGCGAACAATTGTCTATGCAAGAAACGCCTGTTTTGGAATCGCTAAAAGATTAAATATAAAATATTTTATTCAATTGGACGATGATTATACGGGTTTTTTCTGGCAATTTGATGGCAATAAAAACTTTGATTTTAAGCCGATTAAAAAGAGCATGGATGAAGTATTCCAATGCCTTCTTGATTTTTACATAAATACTAGCTGTGACTCTATCGCAATGGCTCAGGGCGGCGACTTTATTGGGGGCGAAGAAGGTCATGGCGAAATAGAAATAAAACGAAAGTGCATGAATTCATTTACCCTTTCGACAGAACGACCATTTAAGTTTATAGGTAGAATAAACGAAGACGTTAATACATACACAAGAAAAGCAAGCACGGGCCTTTTATTATTCACAACAAAACAAATAAGTTTACGCCAAAAACAAACTCAATCAAATAAAGGGGGGATGACAGATGTTTATTTGTCATCAGGAACATATCTAAAAAGCTTTTATTCTGTCATGTATAGCCCATCATCTGTAAAAATAACATTACTCAATTCAAGGCACAAAAGACTTCATCATCAGGTAGCATGGAATAATGCTGTTCCACTGGTCGTTAATGAGCAGTATAAAAAACAATGAATCCCACTAACCTCTCAAGTCAAGATCAATTAACAAAATAACATGAGCAAAAAAATAGTATTAACAGAAAGCCAAAAGATAGAGCTTGAGCCATTATCTGCCGTTCTCAGCATAAAACAAATTGCTGACTATTTCGGGTTTTCGCATGATACTTTTTCTAGGATGTGTGAACGTGATGAAGAAATACTGCGTATCTATAAAAAAGGAAAGTCAAAGGCAATAGGGGTTGTAGCAAAAGGGCTACTAACAAAAGCGCGCAAAGGCGACACAGCAAGCGCAATATTCTATCTAAAAACACAAGCAGGCTGGAAAGAAAAAACAGAGATAGATCACAGCATCAATGGAGGCACTGCCAAACACGAGTTAATTATTAATGTAAATGGAACTTGATTTACATAGCGTCCAAGGAACGGCACTTACAACAAAAGCCACTGAAATTTTATATGGGGGTGCAAGTGGCGGCGGTAAAAGTCATTTATTGAGAGTGGCTGCAATCTCGTATTGTTACGCAATCCCAAATCTACAGGTTTATTTATTTAGACGATTATCAGATGATTTGTCAAAAAATCATATGGAGGGTGTCAGCGGCTTCCCGATGCTCCTGGCAGACTGGGTAATAAGCGGTCATGTTAAAATAAAATATTCACCTACAGCCATAACTTTCTGGAATGGTTCAAAAATATTCCTTAATCATTGCCAATATGAAAAAGACGTATTCAAATATCAAGGGGCAGAAATTCAGCTGTTATTGATAGATGAATTAACGCATTTTTCAGAAACTATTTATCGGTTTTTAAGAGGTCGTTGTCGGCTTGGTGGGATTGATATTCCTGAGCAATTTAAAGGGATGTTTCCAAGAATAATATGTGGTTCTAATCCCGGTGGGATTGGACACAATTTTGTTAAAAGTACATTTATTGATAATAGACAGCCTTTGATTATTGAGTCAATGTGCAAAAAAGATGGCGGCATGTTGCGGCAATTTATACCCGCAAAATTAGCCGATAATCCCACGATGGCTATAAATGACCCAGACTATATAGACAAGCTTGAGGGCTTAGGTGA